ACAGAGATATTTACAAATGCCTCTGTTTTCAAACGTGTTGCTTGCGCCCACATTAGACGCCGAACCGATAATGTTAAGGAAGAGGAGGTTTTCGATCCTGTTCCAGTACATCAAAGACGAGTATCCAGCATTTGTAACGTCAGTTAATTGGTCACGAATAGCTGATCCGACTGACACGTACCAGCCATTTGAGGGCCAGGTATTTCCAGCGTCAAAGATTAAGAGGTTGATTCACGATTACAAGTTTGATGCGAAGATTTCAGACGATACTATAGGACACATAATCAATGGCTAGTTCACGACGGACAGGCACGAATGAAAACGTCCAGACCTACGGCAACGGGACTCGGGACTTTACATCTTTAACGACTTGGGAGGTGGCGACTGATAACAACCTAACTGCATTGCAGATTACAGAGGTTCTCGAATGCTATGCAGATTCAGCTACGTTTACTGATAACGTTGATATTTCCAATGCAATAACTAACAGTATTTATTTTAGGATTATACGCCCAGCCGCAGGACAGTTCCATGACGGGACACCAAATAGTGGGGTAGCGTTTTCAACTACGACATTAGGAGCGGGTTCGGCCATTATTTATATGCTAGAAAATTACCTGCAGATTCAAGATATAGTTTTTAAGGATGTGTCATTTGGAGGAGGAACTACAATAGGTGTGCGGAACAGGAGTACCACAGAAGGTGTTATGGCTGGTTGTATTTTTTCCAACATTTCAGGGACCGGGACTAACTATGCTATCTACGTCCAAAATGCTAACCGGGTAGTTAATTGTTTAATCCAAGACATAACCTCGACAGCTTCATCTTACGGGATACGACTCAACGGTAGCACGATGTATTTGTATAACTGCACAGTATTGAATAACACGACTTACGGTATTTTCGCCAATGTGGGCAATACTATTTTAAAGAATAGTGATGTCAACGGTAACGGGACCGACCTTAGCGCCGGTACTATCACGCAGACAACAAACAATATAGGTGCGACCCCAACTTATGTGAATGCCGGTGGACTTGATTTTCACATAGCCGCCGGTGATACAGTGCTAAGGGGCAACGGAACTGACCTTTCCGCAGATGGTATTTTTGCCTTTGATGATGACATTGACTTCGACACAAGGTCCGCATGGGACATAGGGTTTGATGAGTTTGTGGCAGCCCCACCTGCTGGTGGTGTAGGCAATTTAATAAACGGTGGTCTGGTAAATACGGGCCTTGTCGGAGGTAGGTTGGTATGAGCTATAAAGGTGATTTCGTAGCGGGGGCCACAGTATATATTAAGTTTTCAACATCAGACGGTGATGGTGGTGCCGTCGCCCCATCCTCTGCATTTGAAGCCGCTGATATAAAGATATACAAGAACGCTTCCGATACCGAGAGAACTGGCATTTCAGGTGTGACAGTGGTATCCCCATTCGATAGTATTGTAGGACTTCATGACCTATCTATTGACTTGAGTGATGACGATGATACTGGATTCTACGTCCAGGGCGATTACAGCGTCGTGCTTGATCCTGATGAGACTGTTGACGGGCAGACAGTAGTTAGGGAAATAGCTACGTTCAGCATTGAGAATAGGGACATAAAGGCAAATGTAGTGGAATGGAAAGGTGGCACAGTATTAACACCCGCAGTAACAGGGGTGCCCAGGGTTGATGCACTTTATAACAGCGGTGTGTTGATGACGTCCTCCGGTGGCAGGCAGGAAGTAAATAACACCCATTGGGCTGGCTCTCCTGTTGCTGTCCCCACTGTGGCAGGCGTTCCTGAAGTCGACCCAACATATTGGAAGGGTGGGCTCATACCTTCACAAAGTGTGGCAGGCGTTCCTGAAGTCGATATGACACACATAGCTGGTAATGATAACGCCGCAAGGTTTTTGCCTGAGATGCTGGCAGCGGATACATTTAACGCTAGAGATACATTCGCAAGATTGCAGATAAAAAGTGGGTCATTCGTGGCTGGCCGTTCAATTGACCTCTATGGGACCACGGCTTTATGGGAGGACGATTGGGGCGATACCATCGGTTCGTTGGCTAATAATGGGGTATGGACCGATGACGCTGGATTGGGCACAACTGAGACCGCAGATGAAAGATATATATTGGTGGATTGTTTAGGGGTGGACCCGCAAGATACTGATTTGGTTATTGCTCTTGAAACTTCCCCTGACGGTATCACCTATGTAGAGGCTATAAGGTTTAATCTGAAGGGCGTTACGGGGAATCAGTTCTTCTATATACAGTCTAATGGCACATTAAGATACCACAGGGCAGGGTCAATTAACATGGACGTCAGGGGTAGTGACACCCTTGGTAGTCCTGTGTGGGGTGGGGTAGGGGATGATGGCCTTGAGCTTATGTCTAAAGACGTACAAACGGGCATCCAATTGCAGCCTGCAGTGGGTGACGATTTTATAGCCAGGCAAGCCGACGTCAGTAACATAACAGCCACAGGCTCGGCAATCAATAAACCCGTAATTGCTGATAATGCCAGTTCCCCCATCCTAGGCGTGTCGTCAGTGGGCACTCCCACCAATACCTTCTCAGCGGCGGTTGCCCTTGACGGCGTATTGCACAGCATTGCGCATGTGGGTAATGCCATTGATTGGACATACGGTTTTAATGTAGGAACTACGGGCGTTCCTACCGGCATTACAGTCACGGGCTACGTGAACGGGATAAATGACGAGATGATTGTAGAGGGCCGTGATTATGGTTCTAATACGTGGGTGCAAATAGGAACATGGGACGGGCAAGCCACCACCACTATTCTCCCGCATCCCTTTGCTATGTTTACCACCATGGTCGACATTAATGGTGACGTCAATATAAGGCTAAGGAATACCGGGCAATCCGCGCTGTTCGCCATGAATGTTGACCAGATATTCGTCAGCCATAGCGTTGTGACGGCGGCAACAGGTTACGAGGGCGGTGCGGTTTGGGTAGACACTATTAACGGTGTTGCCGGGACCGTAGATGATGTGAACGGTGTGGCTGAGCGCCCGTCCTTAAGTTTAGCCGATGCCATTACAATAGCGGCGTCCAAGGGGTTCACTAAGTTCCAGATAGTTCAAGGGTCTTCAATAACATTGTCTCAGACGTTTAATAACTATTTATTCGATGGTCATGGCTGGACCTTGGATCTTAACGGGCAGGATATAGCCGGGACACATTTCTTCGGGGCTGCCACTACTGGCACAGGGACCGGAGCGAACCCAGGGTTCCATGATTGTGAAATCAACAGCATATCCATAGGTACGCATCATTTCGAGGCTTGCAGTATAGCCGGTGACATTACTGTGACCGCCGCCGGTGACATAATATGGGATCAATGTTACTCCGGCGTTGCTGGCCTGGGGACGCCTAGCATTGACGTTGGTGGTGCTGTCGGTGATACCAGTTTCAGTAACAGGCACTACAGCGGCGGCCTGGAATTAAAGAACATGGGGGCAAGCGGAACAGACAACGTCAGCTTGGAAGGCGTTGGGCAGTACATACTTAATGCCAACTGCACGGGCGGAACATTAGCCGTCAGGGGCAGCTTCAAGAAGACCGACAATAGCGGCGGCGCGGTAATGATAAATGATGACGCCAATGCTTATAGCCCTGTGCTCAGGACCGGCAAGATCCAGGCGGCTACACTTAACACCGTGACGCTGGATGCAAACGCTAGCGTGGTTGATGGCAGGTACGACCCCAGCATCATAGAGATAGTTGGGGGTGATACCAGGGCAATCCTTGAATACGACGGAACAACGAAGATAGCCATCCTTGACAGGAACTTCAAGACCATACCTACCGGCGACGTCGATGACTTCAAGATAATAGCCGATGCGGGCAGGGAACATGTCAATGAAGGCCTGGCCATGGGCGGCACCAGTAACACTATACAACTCAATGCCTTGGCTTCTAGCGAGGACGGCGCTTATATTGACCAAGTGGTATTTATCAGGTCGGGCCTCAATGGCGTGGATGACCAGCGTAGGGTGGTAATCGCTTACGACGGCGGTACGCAGACCGCGACAGTTGACAGGGATTGGGATGTGATACCCATAACGGCCAATAAGCCCGCTTACTCCATGCTGCCCTACGTGGGGACGGGTACGACGGAATTCAGAGCCGCCGTGAATGCCATGACCAGTAAGGACGCTTCAGTGCCGTCATGGTTTACCGGTAATTACCTGCCCGGTACGGATGCTTTGGAGCGCATAGGCGAGAACACCGAGAGTATTACTGCCACAACAGTAGTTATCACACCTTTAACGGCGGCCACTAACAGCGTGTTACAGAGCGGCCAGCAAGTGGAGGTAGTAATTGGCAACAAAGGCGCTCTCTTTAATGTGGTGCTAAGTGGTGACTGGACGGCCTTTAGCTTTACATTCAGTGCCAAAGATCAGCCCGGCGACAGCGCCTTTGCCATAGGCCCTAACGACGTAGCGGGTAGTGATGTTACATTAGGGACTGACGCCGACGGCAATACCATAACCACAATTGACATAAGGTTCGCAGATGGCGATCTTGATATAGCGGAGGGCGTGTACGTGGCCGAATTAACAGCCGATGACGGTGACAGCAGTGGCGCGACGTTAATAACCCCGATCCAGTTCCCACTTAAGGTAATAGAGGGGCTTATAGGGTAATGACGGCAACAGTTCATATATTAGCGCTTAACAACGCGGACCCCACCAGGACCATCACGCTACGGCGACAATTTATAGCCGACGCGACGCGGCGTTACCGCAACCTGGCGCAGGCGATAAGGGTAAGCGTAGTAGATAGGGACGCCCTGGGCTTAGGCAGGCAGTTGCAAGGGCCTGCCGGGCTTGTGGCCGTTCCTACGTTGCCCCTGGAGTTTGCCTTCCTTAGGGACGCCGAGAAAATACCGGCCTTTATGGCTTGGCTGAACGAGCAGGAGCGTAACAGCGTATTGCAAATTGTGCCCGGTCCCATAGGCCCGGAACCCTGGAGCAATACCCATATCAGGAGCAGCTACCAACGTGGTCTAGGTGACAGCTTGATAAAACTGAAGCAAAAGGGTGTTGATGTGCCTAGCCCCATTATCCCTGGCACTGGCGGCGTATTGGGGGCGTTCCACCAGCCCTTCCACCAAGATAGGGTGCAATTGGCTTATACCCGCACGTTTACGCAATTGCAGGGCGTGACGGCCAGCATGGACGGCCAGATAAGCCAAATACTGGCATCAGGCATTATGGAGGGCGTTGGCCCCGAGGAGATGGCGCGCAGGATAAACGACAGAGTGGACAAGATAGGCTTAACACGTAGCAAGTTGATTGCCAGGACGGAAGTCGTGGAGACCTATAACCAGGCGGCGGTGGCGGAATTTACAAGAGCTGAGGCAGCCATAGGTGAGGAAATATTTGTAGAATGGTTTACCGCTGAGGATGAGCGCGTCAGGAGCAGCCACAGGGCAAGGCACGGCAAGATATTCACTAAGGAAGATGGATTACGACTTATAGGGGAACCGAACTGCTTACCCGGTGATGCGATGATACGCTCGTCGGGCAACCTTGAGCGAGTATACAAACGCTTCTATGATGGTTTGCTCGTCGTCATCAGGACTGCCGCAGGCAATGAACTTGCCGTTACCCCCAATCATCCTGTATTCACGCCCTCGGGGTTTGTTGCTGCTTTGGAGTTGCAAATAGGAATGAATGTCATGTGCCGCTCCGGGTCCGAGATTACCATTCCGGTCGGACATGGCAAAAATAACGTCGAAGCCCCGTTCCATGAGGTAGAGCGTGCGTTTTCCTTGACGGCGAACATGTCGCTCAGCCCTTCCGTAGGTATGCACTTCCACGGCGACGGAACCGATGGCGATATCGCAGTTGTATGGACCGATAGCAAGCTGAGGAACAACGTCAAGGCCAAGGCCCTCCAGCATTTCAATGACATGCTTCTCAAGTGGGGAATCATGAAGGACGAGCTTTTGGCGGGTATTGGCTCTTTTGATTTTGCGCTCAATCCCGTCCTTGTTTCCGCGTCTGGCGACATTGGCCTTAATGGTCTGCGCCTTGCGTTGGGCATCGGTCATGGACGCGAATTTGAGAAGTTCGGCTTCGGATTGGGTACGGGGGGTGCGCCCGAGTTTAAGCAAGATGGAATCGACGCGTTTGCGCCCGAGACCCGTGGCCTTGTGGATCGCGTTGGTGGACATCCCACCATCGAACATTCGCACTATCCGGGTATGAAAGAGGATAGGATCATCGGCGTTAATTACAGGCATTTTTCTGGGCATGTTTATAACCTCCAGTCAAGTATTGGTTCATATATAGCACAAAACATAATAAATGGAAACTGCCGTTGCGCCTTGCTCCCAATTATAGAGAGTGTGGACGGCGAAGTCGAATTAGCAAGCGCCAGTACTTTCAAGAGGGCGGCATAGGGGAATGACATGAAGCTCTATGAGTTAAAAACAAACACAATAAGCGGATACAATCCAAGGTATGAGACGCGTCAGGGTAGGCAGCACATTATTGCGCCGGTAATCATGCTTGTGGAGGGTGTACATAACGGCACCGCTGGCCCTATCTTCTACCCCGTGGACGAGCTTAAGGATTTCCCAGGTAGCTGGGACGGAGACCCGTTACACTAGGGCACCCGCAGCACGGTAATGCCATGGTAAGCGCCAGCAGCCCGGAGATGCTTGATGAGTTCAGTTTAGGCACGTTGTTCAATACCACCTATGACCCCGAAATAAGGGGCTTGCGTAGCGAGATATGGGTGGACGTTGAGCGCACGCGTAGATTAGCGCCTGAGGTGTTGGA